GTGTGCCAGGTTGAGGAGTTAACATTCCAAGACCTGATTGGCCTGGGAAGTTTACGCCTTGTTGCTGATTTGTTGCTACGTCTGTGTACCAGATAGCCATGTTAGTTATCTCCTATGTTAAGGGTTAAACGGATTCGTCGCAATTTACTTGGACTACACCCTTTTCTTCCATACGAGTCGCATCCATTAAGAGCGCAGTGCGAACTTGGATTGCATGACTTTGCATTGGTAGAATGTCGATGTGTGTGCGTACATCTTCGCCGATGCCCATTAAGAGGAAATCTTTTTGGTAAGCAACGCAGGTACGGATTGTGGATGAACCAGATTGGAAAGGAACCAACTGGGTACGTACGAAATGGAAGCCCATGAAATCACGGATTGTTCCATCGCGGAGAGCGCGTACGTCATTATAAAGAACTGAGTTAACTTGATCTACGTTTGTGATTAAGTTGTTTAATTCTTTTGCTGCGTATACGAATACACGGCCTTCTTCTTTGACGTCATTTGAGTCAAGAATGTATGAAGCCTGTGTTAACTTAGCAAGTTGTAGACCTGAGTTAGCAGATCCTGAACCGTAGGTTACGCCAACTGTTTGCGAGGATGGCAGCGTTGTAGCTGTTGTTCCTTGTGCACCAGTGTAGTTAGTACCTAAGAGAGCATTGATAGCAATGATGTCTTTTTGACGGTTAGCCGCAATAGCGTGTTGTTTAGCTGTTGGGCTTTGTGGGTCAGGAAGCTGACCAAGGAGGATATGATCAAAGTAGTCGATCCATGTCGTCTTGTCATAAGGACGAGGACGTACCCAACGGAAAAATGTTGGAATATCGGAAGGTTCGCTCTTTTGAGCACGAGCTGTAATCTGACGCATTGCATAAGATTGGTCACCAATCTGATCGTAGCGTTTTTGATTACCGTTTACATTGTCGGACATATACATCCCTGCAAGGCGGTGATCGGTTTGCTGCGCCATAATTTCGCGCCAGTTATCATCGAACGCCGTCTCGTAATGGGGAGGTAGTGAGAATATTGCACCAGCCATGAGAGTAAGGAATTATTGAGTTAATGCACGGCGGAAGCCGTACGTTGGTTGTACGTTCGCTCCTCGGTTGTCCCGTACGGGATCGATCATCGAACACTATTGTTCGACAAATGATCGGGTCAGCTTACGCTGGTTATCCTCTGTTCGTCTGTGGGCATAAAAAAAGCACCTGACGATTAAGTCAAGTGCTTAGTTATGAGGAACTATGAGAACAAATTATAGTGCTGTCGTACGACTTGCTTCATTCCAAGTTGTTCCGTCTGAACAGAATGTAACTAGAATAGCCTTAGAAGCTGTTCCTGTGACTGTTCCTGTAGCACGGAAACCTGTTGAAAAGGTAATTGTACGTGCGCCAGAAGCATCATTGTTAATCTGTATAACTAAACGAGCTCCTGCCTGTGGTACGTATGCTGCCGTAATGGTAGCATTTCCTACTGCTGAAGTTGTGTTAATTGCTACGAAACGTGAGTATTGCAGGGTTGGTGCAAGCTCGATAGATGATGCGTAGGTAGGTGCTAAACCTGTTGTACCTGCGCCTGGTGCTGGGACTCCTGATCCTGTAATTTGTGCTACTAGGTCTGGGTTTGGTGAGAATGCTGTATTTACGGCCATGATGTTTTATAAGTTGGGGGACGAGGGCTAACTTAGGAGATGCTCAGGTATTGTCAATGCCTCTCCGCTTATTACACCATTGATGTCTCGTAAACGACCACAGATGAACTGATTACCTTGATAAATAAATTTCTCACCCCATGACTCGGATACATGGATTATGCTTCCTACAGGGGCAATAGATTCAGATTTAGGACCAGAACCCACTACTACACATCTAAAGTGCGTACGAAGGTCTTGGCGGTAATTAGGTGGGATAATTAACATCCCTTGCTTGTTGGTCTCTTCTACGGGTCTAGCTATCAGTTTGTCGCCTAATGGGCGTGGAACTTTTATTTTCATTTAGCTTTTGCTGCTGCTAGCTTACGCCATTGGTTGACAGTTTCCTTAGCCATCTTGTTTTGAGGATGTTGAGCATCCCAATAAGGTGCATATAAGGGGTTAGCTTTGTTAGATGTAGCGTCTTTAGCTAATGCCGCAGGGTCGCCACCTAGGCTGTTCTTAGCTTCACCTGATACAAACTTGTCCTCAGATGTGGATAGAGCATGTCTCATAGCCATTAGGAAGACATTACTGTTCTTCATAAGGGTTTGGACGTCGGGATTCTGTAAATCAAGTCCAAGCTTTTGAGCTCCACGTTCAGCTAACTCTTGAGCCTTAGTTAAAGGTATATTCTCAAGTTTTAATGTCTGTACGAGGTTCTCTTGCTGTTTAGCAAAGAAAGCACGTTCATAATCCTGCTGAGCTAGTAATTGCTTCTGCAACTCTGCTGTCTGTAAAGCAACTAAGTCCTTAAGCATAGCTGGAGGTGCGGAATACTTGTGAGCTATTTCTGCTGCACCCTTAGCTAGACCATCATTCCAAAGCTCGTTAGATATATTTTCAGGTTTAACTATACCATAGTCCTTAGGGTCTTTTGGTACGCCGTTAATAGAATCTAATAAGCCCTTACGTTCTGCCACCATTTCTGGTGTAGCATTTGTTGGGAGTGGTCCTAAAGCCTTTTTACCTACTAGAGTCTGTTGATTACCCATTACGGTAAACACATCATCTAAGCTCTTTTGACGGGCTAATGTAGGTTTTAATGCTGCTAAATGGTCAGGCAGATTATCTAACGCTTTATGGTTTAATGTACCATCGGCGTTAATAAGAGTTTTGTAATATGGCTCTTTAACCGCAGATGCCGTAGATGCTTGTGTAGAGGGCGTATTTGCCTCAATAGGGGTAGGAGCTAGGTCTAACGCTGGAGCTGATCCTCCGCCTGCTGGTTCTATTCCCGTGATCGAATCAAATAGTGGCGAATGTGGAAACATGATTAGTCAGTTTGGGATTGGGTAATAGGTTCTTTAGAATAACGCTCTTCACGTTCTGCAAACATAGCGTATGCTAATTGGAAAGCCATTGAGCTACAGTCCTTGTAGTCTTGCTCACGAGAAAAGTCATACTTCTCACGGAAAGCTACCATAGCTTTAATTGCTGCTTGATCTATAAAATCGCGTTTGTCGTCGCTCATAAGTCTTCGTCTCCTTCTACTCCAGGTTGATAGTTAACTGCTTCTTCAGGTAAGAATGTCATATGTGTAGCACGAGAAGCTACAATGCCGTCCTCTTGGCTAATAATACGTGCACCCTGAGTAATTGGTCCTTTAGTCCATGACTTAGCACCAACTTTAATCTCCTCTAGGTTGTCGTCGTCTGAGTTACGGTTATCTACTATTTCTACTAATTTACGACGAACAGCAGCACGTACAGGTTCACCTTTACTGTCTAGCTTAACGCCATAACGAATATAGGCATCCTTTGGATAATATTTAAATAACCACTCAACAAGAGCTGGTGTAGCATCACCCAAGTTTGGATCCATCTTTGGACGTGGTGGGATGTTAGCCTTAGGCTCATCTCTCTTTTCTCCTTTAACGCTCATCGTGCGGATAGTACGGCCAGAAGTATGTGTACCTTCTCCGTCTGCACCAATGACTGTTAATATTTGTGAGCGATACTTGATTGAGGTTTCTTTATTCTCAAATTCAAGATGCTTAGCTTCTTCGTCGTAATGACCAAGAACCGTTTGCTTACCTTTATAGTTTCTGACGATTTTACCATCCTCCATTAATTCAAATGGAGAACTTTTTGTGGCATCTGACATATTTACCTTTTAGTTATGGGTTGTGGCTTTGGCTCCCGAACTTTTGTAGAAAGCTCTAGTTGCCTTTTAATAATCTTTAAAACTGATTGTGCTCCGTCTCGATGTATACCAGCAGCTATCATAGCTATGCCGTCTCTAGCTTCACCAAAACGAAAACAATTACCATCATCGCCTGCACACTTATCTAGGTGGTCAAGGACAATAGACTGAGCTTCTGATCTGTAGCCTGGCATACCAAACACTTGTACAAAAGCATTTGCTATACGACCATGTTCTACACGAGCTGTTACTAAGGAATCGGGTAATTCAGTATCTAATGTTTTGGTCATTGAGGTTGTGGTTGCATTGCGTTCTTAGCTGCATCTTGCACGAAATCAGGCGCACCGCCTAATCCCTTGCTTGCTTTGCCAAGCTGTTCGGCGGCTTGTAAGGCTTGTTGTTGCTGCTGTAACTTCATGCGTTGTTGACGTAAAATCATCATGGATCTCATATCGCGCAATAATTCCGCAGACATACCTGCGTTACGTGAATAGTCGCGTACGATCTTATCCATATCAAAGTTGTCAGCAACCTCTGGCTTAACCGCTATTAGTTGCTGTAAAAATTGAAAAGTCTGCTCAATGCCACGATTCTGTAGGGCTTTAAGAGCAAGACTGATACGGCTGGTAATCGTGATCTCAGGTAAAGCTAGACCACGTTTGTTATTGCCTGAATCTACAAGAAGAGAATCGGGAGGAGTACCAAACTTGCCTGCACGGTACAGAATGCCAAAAACTCTACGAAGTAGAGGGTTGAGGAACTCAGTGACCCTTCGATCAAATACTGGTGTGAATTGTTCAAGCTTTTCAGCGAGTCTTTGTGAGATTTCATAAGCGGTCATACGCTTGTCTAACAAAGGATCGGACGCAAGCATCTTGAACATATTAACAAAGAAGGCATCATTGATCATCTCCTTCTTAGAGTTAACTAACTCCATACCTAGTTTATAATCGCCTACTGATGCCCATTCCATAGGCTTACCATTAGGGTCATTACTATCCCAAGTCGTTATACCACCAGCTCTTAGGTCAACATCGCCTTCAAGGTTGGATGGAACTATAACGCGAGGTACGGCGTGAAGTTCTGCTAATGAATCTAAGTATTCTGTTATATAGTTAACTTGGCGTACGTCAGGAAGGGCTAGATACGCAGGTGAATATCCCCAAGGGCTATCTGTACCCCACTTAGCAAAACGGCTTACAAGGTAAGGCATTTCGTCGTATCCTGAAACACTAACGCATTCTCTAAAGTCTTTTGATATGTATACGGAAGCTATAGGCTTATTAGCACCATCTTCGCGGTTAGGTAAACGCTGGCTATCTTCACGAGGGAATACTGCATGAACAAAGTCAAAGCTTCTGTCCTGTCCTTTACCTTTGATAGCTGTACGCATCTTGTCGGGCAAGGCATCCTCACCAAACATTTGTATAGCTTGTCTACCTGTTAATTTAAATTCACGCCTTACTGTATCAACTACACCCTCGTCGTTTTCTTCAATGGTGTATGTACCTACTTTGGTGTTACGGAAGTTTAAGGCTGCTGCTTTACCCTCTTCGCAGAATATACAATCAGTACCAAATATACCGACGTGTAGGTAGGCTATGTTCATTACCGAATAGAAGTTAGAACGTGCTAACTCCTGCATGGTAATGTCTGAAGCTTTGCCTAGCCATATAGCAGCGTCATCTCCACCCGTACGCATGGACTCTGGTGGTTCAAATTGAGCCCAAGGTTCGCTACTAGGTGTTAGCCAATTACGCTGACCTGCAGCCATTGTTTGTGCTGCCTGTATGGCTGTAGTGTCAAAAATGCGGTCGGTCCAGCCTGTGATACCTTCTGTTTTGGTAACATTGATGTCCGACTCTTGTGGTAAAAAGTATTGAGAGATTGTTTGCCAATCAGAATCGAATATAGCCGACCTTTTGGATCTTGCTGATTCGTATTTGTTTAGCTGTTCGTTAGCTAGTAGATCGGCCATATATTAACCCAGCTTAGGAGCTGTTGGGGTTGGGGCTGGGGTTCCAGAAGAAGGCATACCTTTGTAACCGCCAGTGTCACCTGCAAATACAGTCTTTTTAATAGACTTCTTCATAAGGTTTTGCTGAGCTAGGTCTTGTTGAGCCTGGATTACTTCTGCTGAAGATGTGGTTACAGGCGGAGCCGTCACTGGTGTGGGTGCTGCTTGTATTGCTTGTTGTGGATTACCTCCGCCCATAAAATAATTAGTTAAAATCGGTTAATCGTTTAATATCTGAGGTTTGATAGAATCTAAGCTCACGTTTATTGTCAATAAGACGTTCAAATGCCAGCCAAGGTAGGGGGTAAGGCATGGCAGTAAGGCATTTACCTATATCGCCAGCCATAGCAAAGACATACCAGCAGTCGCTATTGTTCTCGTCAAATACGTGCGTACAGTCGCAAATATGCTCTTCTGGGGCATTACGTCGACAGTTTTTACCCATAACAAAGTATTCTGGTGTGCTGAAAACATAGCCGTTTCTTAAGAACCATTCTACATAATCGCCGAATTGGGCTTCTTGTGGATTATCAAAATACTTTTGAGCTATGGTTTCGTAAGGACTCATGGGCCAACGCGTGCTGTTATTCTTACAGGACCAGAAGATAAGTTTCCACCAGAGTATTTAAAAAATACAATAGCTACTTGTGTACTACTGTTACTAACATCATCCCAATTATAATAACAACCAACAGTAGGATCAGAAGTAACTTGAGCACTAACACCATCTGGTTTTCTGCCAAGTCCAGAAGGACTTACATATAAAATATGGCTTTCTGTAGTTGTACCTCCAGTCAAAGTGTATACATTTGTATAACCAATATCATCTCCCAAATAGTTAAATGGACTGCTAACATTGCTGTCTAAACAACCATTTGGTGCAATATTACTGTAAGCACGATTACCTAAACATCCATTGTCACATTGAACAGCAATAGCTCCACCAAAATAACAAGATGTAATTAAATTGTTTTTAGAACTATTGGTTATTAAAATAGATGCGCCCGTTAAAGCGTTTTGTTGTGTAAAATCAATATTAGAAAGCATTAAGCCACTTGGCTGCCCACTACCGTAATTACCGCTAATTGAAATTTGATTAGCACCTCCATTTTGTAACACTTGTCCACCAACCATATATCCACCACCAAAATGATTTACCACGTTAACTGTTACCCAATTACTATTAGATATATTTCCATTATCTAATAAAAAATTAGTAACGTACATAGTAGAACCATTGTTATAAATGGCATTTGTGGTCTGTAATGTTTGTAGGTTATTTATTTGAACACCTTGAGTAGTAAAATTTGGTTGTATCAAACTTATACCTTTTCCCCACCATTCAGCTGTAATAGTATCTAATTTAACATTTACACAGTCTTGAATTAAAAAACCAGCACCTGATCCCAAACCTGAACTAGGAGGATTACCGCCTGTAAGATAACCGCCAGCATAAGAGTTAGTTATTAAAATATGCCATCCACCTATAATCCAAAATCCATTAATCCAACCGCCAGTATTATTGGTTATAACACCTGTTACCGAAACATTGTTTATACATACTAAATCACGGTTTTCAATTGAACCGTATTGTACAATATTTACATATATAGCTGTACCGCATCCTGTGTTGTTACCTATTACAGATAGGTCTTCAAATTCAATTCCTATATTTTCTCCGTTAGGATTGGCTAAATAAGTTGTGAATCCATTATATGCTCCGTCTTGTACAATTTCTGTAACTAATTTTCCGCAACCTTGTATTCTAACAACACCATTTAATGGCGTGCCAGAAGTGCCAATGGTTATAGTGTTATTAATATGGAATTGTCCTGCTGGTATAAGTAAACAACCGTTAGCTGTTACGGCTGCATTTACTGCATTTTGTAAAGCTGTTGTGTTAACAGATGCGCTATTGCTTGTAGATAAACCATAGTCTTCTGCGTAAATCATTGGGTCATTACCCCAAGCTACAGTGTTTGTATAATCTTTAATTAATCGTTGTCCTTGTGTGCCGCCTGATGGCACGCCAGACGTTGTATTTGTTATTGTTTGATTAGGCCAAGATCCTGTTACGCTTATACCTGTTCCGTTAATTAAAGATGGTCCTGATGTTCCAGTACCTCCATTAGCTACGGCGACTATACCAGTTACATTACCAGCAGTAGTTGCTGTTGTAGCAGTTGTTGCTGTTGCTGCATTACCTGTAGTGCTTTGATTGAGCGTAGGTACGTCTGTTGGATCTATAACTCTAAACGTAGGAGCAGCAGTACCTGACAAAGGACCTGCTAAGAACTTATGTGCTGTTTGTGTAGTTGTGGCAGATACATACGCAGTGCTAGCTGTAAATGCTGCTGTGCCTAATGTGCCGCCGTCTTGTATTCCTGTGCCTGTCGTATTGTTAAACACCGCTACGTTGCCTGATACAGTTGGAGATGTCCCTGTAACATTGCCACCGCTTGATGGAGTTACCCATTTAGTACCAGTACCTAAAGATGACAAAACCTGTCCGCTAGTTCCTGCACTACTTGAATTACTATCTTTTAAAGTACCCGCTAATGTAAGATTAGTTGCTGTACCACTAGATGCTGCTACGTAGGCACTGCTTGCTGTGTATGCTGCCGATCCTAGTGTACCGCCTGTACCTATATTTAACGTACTGCCATCAGTACCAGATAAGGTTAATGTATTATTAGCAGTTAAAGTTTTACCAGATGTTACAGACAAACCTGTAACTGTTGCAGCGTTACCAGTAGTATTTTGATTAAGAGTTGGAAAGTCTGCGGCTACTGCTATACCTAAAGTGTTGGCTGTTGATGTATGTTTAACTATACCTGCCGTAGTTGGTGCTAATCCTGTAATGCTGTCTTGGCTAACAGATCCACCTAATGAAACAGCATTGCTGGCAATAGTCAGACTTGCAGGTCCACCATCTTGAATACCCGTAGCTGATGTATTATTAAACACTGCTACGTGCCCAACAGTAGTCGTACCTGTACCCGTTACGTTACCTGTACCACTACCTCCAGATACACTTATTGTAACGTCTCCCGTACCGCCACCTCCCGTAGAAGTCACTGTTACGTTAGAGCTACCACTACTTACACTTGTTACGCCAGATGAGCTACCACTAGCCACTGTACCTACGGCTGGTGTGCCATCAGGCTTAATGCCACTAGATGTTCTGTCAGACACCGTAGTGTTAGCTGTATTGGACGTAGGATTGGTTGCCATTAGCGAATAGATTTAACTTTTGATTTCCTCTTGTAGCTATTAGCCGATGGACCACGCAACACCTTTATCGGCGTATGCCTGCTGTTACGGGCTACAAAGCTACTACCTTCTAACATACCCAACCTATGCGCTTCAGACATCGTGCGCAAAGCGTCCGCACCATGACTAAACTCGTCATGCACAGGTTTCTCATATATGACATTCTGGTCGGTTTCTTCACGCTTGTGGTAGTATTCCAAACAGTCGAGTCCGCTAGGAGCTGATGACTCTTTGTCACCGAAGCGGCGACTACAGTTGGTCTTGTGAATGTAACACCGTGGTAGGATAGAGCGGAGCTCATTAATACCAAGCCAGATGTCAGGTGTTCTCGGAACAATCGAGATTCTACTGAGTCCAGCTTCTGTAAGGTCAGTTTTCCAACTACCACCCCTTCGTACATGATCTGCGTCGTGTGGGAGGTAGTTCGTGCGGATAACAGTTTGGTAGACCTCACCCCACTTTTTGATTTGGTTCGCATAATGCCCAACAGTTTGGCCATTTGCTGAATAATAGTCCACTAAGTTAATATGCCTGCCCTCAAACTGAACAAGCCATATACACGTATAGTCCGAGTCACCCACATCCCAAAACGTATCAAACGGTAGGTTGGCTGCTGGCGCATAGTCCTGAATCTGATTGTTAGCCCTAAGCTTAGCTATCTCGTCCCCATATATAGCCCCAGGTATAGCTGCAGCAAAGCTACATTCATACTCACGCTCATAGCTCTCCTTACCCATTGCCTTTAACGCCGAGTCTAACTCCAACTGAGGAAGTAGCCCAGACACACTAGCAGGCAAGAACATGGTAAAGTACTCAGGATCGGAACAAGCATTGTCGTACAAAGTAAAAAAGCTATTGCGCCCTTTTGGCGTACCTATCCATAAACACCAACCAAGGCGGTCAGACAAAGCAGGACGTATAACGTCCCTAAAAAAGTTAGGATCCATATCCGCAGGCTCGTCTATCACACACCCATCCAAGTAAATACCACGAAGCGACTCAGAGTTATCCGCTCCGTACAAGGTGACCCTAGCACCCCTAGGCAACTCCACATACAACTCCGACTCACTCACACGCCTGTTAGGCAAGTTGGCCGTAAAGTCCTTTAGGTAAGTCCACGCAATAGCCTTAGACTGGGTACGGTACGGGGATATATAAGCAAACCTCGGACTAGTCTTAGTACATAGCAACGCACCCCTTATGAGCTCATTGAGCGAAGAGACTGTCTTACCACTACGCCTATGTGCAACTACCACTTTCCACCGCTTATCCGTCTCATGTAACGGAACAAACTGATCCCTAGGTACATACAATAGTTCTATCTCTTGAGTGGGCATATCTGCTGTGGGCTATGTTGTTGTTGGGTAGGGGGTTATTTATATTGTCTTATACGACGCATACACGCACGGCGTTGGGCAGGTGGGGGGTCGATCTGAGTATACCAGTTGAACAAGGGGGGGGTGGTTGATCATTGTTCAATGGCCTTTGGTTCTTCCTCTAGGTCATTGATTGTCTTGATGAGTTTGTCTTTCGGTTGTCCCCATCTTACTATTAACTCGGTAGGTGCGTTTCCGTTTACGTCTCCTAAAAGGCTAGTCTTTTCTGCGTATACCTGAGGCTTTAGACGTGCTGCTATCCACTTATAGGTATCTATTACTACTCTTCCCGCGTTTGCGTCTAAGTCTCCCTTTTCCACGCGGTTCACGGCATTGAGTACTGCTTCAAATGAGCTTTCAGCCTGGCAGGCTCTCGCGTGCGCGTATTGATCTGCGTATTCTTTGTTATCTAATAAGCCCTGATAGAATTGGCTAAAGCCAGTTTTAGCTTTCTTAAGTGCTGATCTAAGGCTTTTACCTTCGCTTATCTCATCGAATATCAGTTGATATTGGTTTTTGGTTAATGGCATTATTTGGCGTATTCTTACGTCTCTAAGCTTTCTCTAGTGTATTCAAGCTTTCTTATAGGAATTAGCTAAGGATTCGGGGAAATACGATAAACTAAAATCAGTTATAAGTTATTGTATTATCAACAATTTAGATCTTAGCGGTTAAGTTTTTATATCTTTTTTAAAGTCTATATGGTACTATCACACAGTCAGTAATAACAATTAACTAAATAACAAAATGAATAAGATATTAGAAGTTGAAGACAGGTTACCTGAACAAGCCGAATTAGCTAAGCAAGAAGTTGCGAAGCTATTTGAGCGTTATATGCAAGCAAACACGCCTACAAGCTTTCCTGATTTGTGTGACTTAGACGAATCGGGTGATGTTCACCAAATCATTGACTCATGTGTTCCTATTTATACTTGGGACATCAAAGTTGCTTGGCTATTACATGAGTCCGACATTCTTGACGCTTTAGAGAATGAAGGCTTTTACGATGCTGGCATTGATCCACGCGCTCATGACGGAATGGTAGGCTTATACGCTTATATCTATAACGAGGTGCGCTCTTGGTATGATAACGAGTTTAAAGACGCATTTGAAATTAAAGAGGTGGTAGCATGAATCGCGAACCTATCGACTGGCCTGAGCTTATTGGTTGCCTGATTGTTGGCTTAGTAGCTCTCTCGCCGTTCATTTACTGGGCATTATTTCATAAAAGTTGAATGTTTCTACCAGCTCCTGGGCTTTCGGGGGCTGCAAGAAGCAATTATGCTTCAATAAAAACAAAACCAAATAAAATGAAAATATCAAAAACATGTAAAGTAGAGTTAATCGCAAGTACAGATGCAACCCGTTATATACTTAATAACCCGTATCTCCAGGGTAATAAGTTGATAGCTACTAACGGTAAATCGTTAGTCATGATTCCAGTTGAGCGGGATAGTGAGGATACTGACGGTCCAATCAACGTGGAAGCGTTCAAATTGTCGCGTAAGGTCTTATCAGCTATCAAGGATAGCCAAATTATAGCAAACGGTCATTTAAAGGTATCAACTAAGGAAGGCCAAATGACTATGCCCCGTAAGGATTTAAACGGCGGTACGTTCCCTAACTGGGAAAGAGTTATCCCTAATGAAAACAGAGGCGGAAAGAAAATCTGTTTAAACGCTGAATTATTATATGACCTTGCCCAGGCGTTAGGTGGTAACGAAGTAGTCCTGGAGATATTAGACGAAACCAGTCCGATTGTCGTTAAAGGCCATTCTGATCACGCTATTGCAGGTTCAATCGGAGTTTTAATGCCAATTAAAATCAAATGAGCCAAAACTTATACGCAATCTGGGTGCCGTCCAATACTGGGCGGTACCTAGTAACATTCGCCACGCTAGACGAGGCGCATTTATTCATTATCAAATTCGGGGGCGGTCTTGAAGTCGTCCCTAATACCTACGAAAACTACTAAAATGATCCATAAAATTAAAATAACTAACTTAAAACAATATAAAGTAACCATAACTCAAACCAAGGTTTACAATCTCACGATTGATGCTGAAGACCCTCGCAACGCCGAAAGAATAGCTTTGCTAGCGGTTTCTAGCGATCAAGGGGAAGTTATAGACAAATACGTCAACATAGACCCCGTTTAAAAGGCTTATTATGACTTGGGGTATATCTAGGTATACCCTGACTAGTCAAATGGCCTATAAATGGCCTTCCTGAGCCTTAAAATCACTAATCCATGAAACACTATAAATCATCTAAACTAGGCGAAGACGGGTACGTTGCTCCTAAAGGCGTGACTAACTTGTTTAAAAACTACCGCGAACATAAGCTTGAGCAGGGCATTGTTCAAATGCCTATGAACCTAGGCATGGCTAATAAGCTTACCTTGATACGTATTATCCGCGACCAGGCGGAGCTTATTGAACGACTAAAACGAGGTGGTTAGGAAGCTAACTACTTTACAAAAGAAAAGCCCTAAGCTTGACGGCCTAGGGCTTTCTTATGGCGTGTTATGATGTCGGGTAGTTCCTACTTTTTAGTAGGATTCAAAATTTGTGTAAGAATGGAGTCGTGTCCGTCTACGTTGCAGGTTGTGTTCATAGACTTGACGAATAGTTTAACGGGGTTTCTTGTCAACTCATGAATTTAGACGGCTTACCAAACGGCTGGGGCTGGGGACAAATCATCTATAAATCAAACTCTGAAGAGCCTCTCCAGATAACGGGTATCCTATATCGCCCTGACAATTACTACCTACTCGAAATCGAAGACCAAGCAGGTTGCACAAGGTATGTCCATTTAACGCAGGTGCAGGATTCTAAGCCTTTAGGTATGGATATTGTAGGCGAGGGTGCTGATTAAGACGTTCCGCGAATCTGGAACTCTACTGTATCCCTGTCATCTTGACGATTCCTATAAGGAGTGATTTCAAATTCAATCCAACCTAAGCTTGCTGGTGAACGGCCTGCGTCTACGTTATAACTGACTTTTCCGTTCTCATAAGCCTTTAGGAAGCTTCCCGTCCTGCCAATCCAAGGTGTACGCTCTTTGACGTTTAATTCTGCGCCTGTTCCCGTACTGGTAAGCTCTAAACGTGGAGTTGAGGGTATACAACCGCGCTTATGGTCATGTCCCATGAGGTAGAAGTCTGCGATTGCGGTAGTAGTCATCTTTTCAATCGTGTTAAAAGTACCACCTACTGACATTCCACCCCCCTTCCCATGATGTGCGAATATATCAAGACTATTGCGCTTATGAGGGTTGTTTTTGAATCTGAGAGAAAGTCTGATAAAGGAACATACGCCTAAAAACTTCGTGTTTAATGCTGAGGCTAAGATATGGTCTGTTGTGTCCCCGTCATTAAACTTAAAATAGTGATTACCGCCTAACATACCTATCATCTTTCCACGTAAAAAGCTAAGCTCATTGACTAAAGTCTTTGTAACGCCTTTATAAACATTCTGTAAAGTGGTTCGAGTTGTGTCGTGTAGTC